CCCGTCGCTTGCCCCGGGCGTTGCGCCCGTCACAATGGACGTGTTCGATACCCCAAGCACCGTTCCGGCGGCAGGAGCATCGGCGGCAATACTTGCTTTACCCGTGTCCAACACAACAATGTCGCCTTCGTTAATGGTTTGGTTGGCATTTACGGGATATTCCCGGTAAATCGGCGCAGTCCCGTTCAGACTGCCTTTGTAAACCAGTCGTCTTGCCATTTATGAATCCCCTCACTTTTTCTTAAATTTGTAATACTCCTCCGGTTTGATACCGGCGAGTTTGGCAATTGCCAGTTCTTCAGGTGTCAGTTGCACTTTTACGCCTTTCTTGGCGTTTCCTCCGTTGGCGGTTGTATTCACCCGTGCCGCTTGTTTTTTAGCTTGATTGGCCCGCATGCGGAGTTCCAACTCGCGTTGATACTCTTTCATGCGCTCCGGTCCGCGAACGGCCATATACGCTTGTTTCAGCGTCAATCCGCTTTTCAAGGCAATCGGTTCGAGTTCATCCCGCCAGTCGTCGATGTCCGCAAAGAACGGGTCTTTTTTCAGTTCCACGACTTCAACGTCGAATTTTTGACGCTGAATGTCCTGGCGCATTTCTTCCAACTGGCGTTGCTGTTGCACCAAAAACTGTGCCGTTTGCGGGTCAAGGCCCTTTTGTTTTTGCAACAACTGGGCTTCATAGGCGTCCAATTGCTGCTGAATCGAATCCGGGTCGTTGATCCCCGCGAGTCTCATCAGTTTTTGGGCCAGCTTTGCTTGTTTTTCAAGTTCCTTCACCCGTTCTTGCCATTTGCGGCGTTCCATAATAACGGCATTCGCGGTCGGGTTGCGGTCCTGTTTTTCGTCTTTCAGTACCCGCGTCCCATCTTCTTCGCCGCCGTCATCGTCACTTTCGGCGTTTTCCCCTTTTTCTTCTTCGCCATCTTCGTCCGTCACCTCCGTATCATCGTCGGGAATGGCGATCCCTTCTTCGTCAGCTTCAAAGACCGGTTCGTTGTCGGTGTCGGCGTATTGGCCAGCGTCGTTGTCGTCGATTTCAAACGTCTGACCGTCCACCGTGACCGATTTTTCACCCGCAAAGAGTTGCAGGTTCATTTTCAAAGGGAACTGTTGCGAGTTTTCTTTCAACGTGTTTTTCTTCATGAAACATCCTCCTCGCGTTTTAACGTGTCGCCCACGATGAATTGCTGTTTTTCGCGGGAACAGATAACCCGGATTTTTTGGGCGGTCTTTTCTGACCGAGTGCCTTGCCTCGATACCCGGCAAGATGGGCATATAATAAGCCCGAACCATTTTTGGTTCAGGCTTGGGTTAAGCGTGCTGTTTGGCAAGCTCTCTAAGCTCGTCTTCAGGCGCACCAGCGAAGAATTTGACGCCCCTAGACTTCAACCATTGGCGTAATTCTTTCGCGTCCATATCGTCAAAATTGGGGCTTTCAGAGGCATTCTCATTTGATGCCTCGGCTTCGTTTTTCTTGTCAGGCGGTTTCGCCCTCGGATGTTCGCTGATCGTCAGTACCTTGAAACTGGGCGCTTGACGTTTGAGCCACAAGATATAAGGAGTGTGGCACACCGGGCATTGGGTTTCCGCGAATCGTTGGGCATTGCCACCGTAAAGATGCGGATCGTTTGTGCCAAGCGCTTCCTGCTGGCTCATCAGTCGCCCTTGAATGTCGCGTGCTGTAAAGGTATATCCGCAACAAGTTTTGCGGTTGAGATGGGTCACTTGGATTTCCTCCCTTTCGCGGCAAGTTTCTGATACCGTTCTTTTCCGTATTTTTTACGGCCAATCCATGCGGCCAAGGCTTTCGGGTTTTCTGCGCCTTGCGCCGCGAGTTTTCGGGTCAATTGTTTAAACCGTTCACCGCTTCCTAAAGGCGGTTTCTTTTTAGTTGCCATGCTCATTCCTCCGTTTCGGGATAAACTCGCCGTCATGCGCCAAAGTGTGCGTATTGTCTTTGGCGATTTCCAACATACCTAGTGCATTCCGGTATGAATAAGTGTCGTAAATAAACATTGACGTGTTGTCCTTCATTTGTGCGATGAAAATAAACTCGTCAATATCGTGGAAATTTTGCTCAATCCAGTTGATAAGTCCGGTTTTTGATTCGGGATATATCCGCTTAACTTCGCCCATCTTATCAACTCCGATACAACTGTTGTTCGACATACTCATTTAGTAGAATGGTTGCCCTACCACTCCACCCGCACGACGGACACCGCGCTTTTCGGTTTTGCGTCCATCCTTTGTCCCGCAGCGCTACACGTTCGCATCGCGGGCATATCGGATGTTCGATGGTTCTGCGCGGTCCGCCAATCTCGCCAATCCACGGATGGCTATGCGCGTGGGCTTTCCACTCGTTCACACTGATGCGATTAGCCAATACGTGCATCATCCGACACCTCCTAACGCCGGATTTGTCGTGGGTTGCATCGGGTTCCCTTGCGCAGTTAACCCGGCAATCAACGGATTAGGCGGCATGTTTCCACCTTGCGGTGCCGGGGGCGGGGCAACCGTCGCAATATCGTCATCGCTAATCGGAAGGCCCACATAGTCGCGCAGCAATTTCAAATACGTTGATGGCGGTATGAGATTAGCGTTTTCTTTAATGACCGTATAAACAAATGCTTTGTTCGCCGGGAGCCCTGCGCCGACCGTGACGGTAATATCCAAAGCAACTTTTTTAGTCACAGGTTCGTTTGTTTCCGGGTCCCTCAACTCCTTGTATCTCGGCGCGTTCTCGACTGGAACACCAAGCATACCCTGCAACTTCTGCGCAAAATTCCGTTGATACCCTTCGTCAGCCGGAATGAGTACGGGGATCTCTTTCAAGTCGCTCGGCCGGAAGAACATGAAGTTGTCGTCACGCTCCGTCACCCGGAACGCCTGTTCCTCCGTCCAATACTCCATGCACAGTTCAAGGACGTACTCAAAAACTTCCGACAGTGTTTCTTCAAGCAGCATTTTTTTATGTTGAACACCGGCATTAGCGCCTTGTTGGAGCGCCAACGCTTCCGTAGCTGTATCGACGCCTTGTTGTTTTACGCCCGTCTGTTGATCGCCAAAACGGGTCTGTACTTGTCGTTCAATGGCAAACGCTTGATCACGGCGTCGTAAAATGTATTCCGGGATTTTCGGCGGATCAAGATAGCCAAGTCCAGGATGTCCGTTTTCGCCTAAATCAGTTGGTATATTCAAAGCCGGTTCGTTTGTCCACTTGTCCGGGTCAATGCCGCTTGCCGTCGAAAACCACCGTTGCGGGTTTCCTGTCAGCCGCGCGTTGATACGGATTTGGTCATCCAAGTCATTCACAAGGTCTTGCGTGTTGATGAGCAGTTCAGCCGTTCCCTTTCCCCACACCGTGCCTTCGCGGTACATATCGGGCGTGAAAAAGTACGGGTAAATGTTTCCGGGAATGATGAAGTTCGGGTCATCTTTCGTATCCCGAAGAATGATGCCGTCGCCACTCATTTCGACAAGGCGGATGCGCCATTCCTCGTATTCTTCTCCCGTTTCTTCGTCCTTCACTTTCACTTTATCCCGGAACCAAACGAGCATGTGCAGGTAGTGATCGCGGCTGATTTCGTCGCTCTCGCCGTCTTCTTCGCCAAAGATAAGCGCCGTTTCCATCGGTTCGTATCCCGGCTCTATGGCGTTGACGCGCTCCTCCGGGTACATACCCGATTCCCGCGCCCATGAGATGGACTTGTTCATGACTTCGATCACAAATCGGCCTTCTTGGATTTTGTACACGTCCGTAATGTTAGGGTCTGGGAACACGTAAGCCGGATTGCATACGTCGATGACGGGCAGCCCCATGCCGTCAAGCTGGTCCGGGTCGAACAACACCCGGAAAATCCCCGTGCCGAACTTCATCCGACGCCGTTCATGCACATCCAGTTTGCGACGCATTTTGTTACGTTCTTTCACAAATTCAAGAATGATTCGTGCAATATCCGCAAACGGAACGTCGCTAGGTGTGCGGCCTTTCGTTTGCACGGCGATGTTTTGTTCGATTAAGTATGCTACTTGTCCTTCGACGTTGGGGTTGACAATGTTTGTGTTGCTGGCCGGGTCGGTGTCTGATTCCGGCTCGTTTGCGTCGCCTTCCCAGTAAAGGTCAATGGTTTCCCATTTTTTAAACAAGCCCCGGTTTTCCTTGTCCATCCATGCGCTGCGATACCAGTCAAGCAGCTTGTCCGCGAGCGCGATTTCCTCCGGCGTCATGATGTCGGTGCGCCGGTCTTTCTTCTCCCGGTCGCTGTTGGTAGTAAATACATCCTCATCCAAAAGTACAGCCACGTTGTCACCTTCTTCCGTGGAAAATAAAAAATGGCCTGTTTAGGCCGTCACCTTCCGATTTCAACTTCATCCTTTGTTCCGCCTTTCGCTTTCACCGGCGCGTAAAGCCCCGTATCCTTCATTTGATACTTCTCATACGCGATACGGTGCGTTTGGAGCGGCGATCGTAAGCTGGGTTTACTCCTCTTAACCAGAATAGTTTGCGCGTCTCCTACAGGCTTCTGGCGCGTCTGCGACGGTTCGCGTGCAAGGTAACACATCACGTAACCGATAATGATGCCGACGAGCAGCACACCCGCGAATATCACGGATTTTCACCTTCTTTCGCATACGTCGCCACGAAACCGCACGACTTGCATCGGTACTGATACATGCGAATCGGCTTGATTCCGTCCGCTTTGAAATGACCGCAGTCGTTGCGGGCGCGTTGCATACCTTCCGCGCCACACGCAATACATTGCATCATCTCGCCCTCCGAATCTCGTATTTTTTGTAGCCCAAGTCTTCCAATTCGGTGCCGACGAAGAAGCCTTCCGGCTCCGGTTTCTTCGGATAATGCTTTTTGAAACACAGCCGTTTGAGTGCTTGCGTCATGGCGTCAACTTGGTCATCGTTTGCACCATGCGGGAAGTTCGCGCATTCATCGATGAATTCTTCCACCCACGGGCGATTCCGGGGTAAATACACGTTTCCGGCTTCGATATACGGCGATACTGCTGATGCGCGGGCAATCTTTGATTCGGTTGGTTTAACGGCGAGCATACCGCCGATTTTTCGTTGTAGCATGGAGATGATCGCCGGGCCATTCGCTTTGTCTTCGATGAGTTTTAGACGCGCATTCGGCCATTTCTCGGTCATGTTTTCGATCGCTCGCATGGTAGCTACAATATCCATCCTGTCACGTACACGATCAATCAGATACACGTCCGCGCCAATCCGGCCCCACACTTGGCCGGATACAAAGTCACTACCGTCCGAATCCTTGAACGTGCAGTCCCAACTTTGGATCATTTCATCGAACCGCATTTGTCGCGGGTCTGTATCGTAGTACCGCCACCAATGCCGTTTTAACATCGCGCCTTCTTGCGCGCTCGGACGCTGCTGATAAAGCGCGTTGAACACATACGAGCCAACGTCTTTTTTGATCTGTTCTAAGCGCGTTAAATCGAATCCATATTCCGGCCAAAGCGGTTCGCCCGGTTTTCGGCCCAGCGCGTCGTCTTCTTCCGCGATCGCCGGAAAGTTTATGACCGTCCAGCGTTCTCCCGTGTGCGTGCCGTTTTCGATTTCTTCGCGTTCTTTCGCAAGAAGTCGCCCGACCAAATCATCCTCATGCCAGCGCGTCATGACGATGATGACGCGTCCATCCGGCGTTAGACGCGTATAAAACGTGGAGAGATACCACTTCCAGATTTTTTCCCGTATAGCTTCACTATGCGCTTCTTCTTCGTTTTTAACCGGGTCGTCGATGATACCGATTTTCGCGCCGCGCCCTGTGATCGGACCGCCAACACCGGCAGCGTTCAACCCTCCGCGATGCCCTTCTATGCCCCAGCTTTCCGCGCTCTTTCGGTCAGAATCCAGCATGACGCCGAACACATCAGCATGCTTTTCCAGCGTGTCCCGCGCGATTCGGCTATGGTCACGCGCCAAGTCGATCGAGTATGACGCGAGAATGATTTCGTCATCCGGGTTACGTCCCAAGTGCCACGCCGGGAATTTTTTCGAAACGCGCTCGGACTTTCCGTGGCGCGGCGGCATAGTCACGATCAGGCGTTTTATACGACCCTCAGACACATCTTGGAGGGCTTTGTCCAGCACATCCAAATGCCGGCCGTAAACGTCACGATACGCGCTGTCGTAATCGATAAAATAGGAAAAGTCCGCATACGCACGAGCGCGCCGCACCTCATCCAGTGTCGGGAGTTTGCGCATGGCCCATCAGCTTCCTTTTTAGCAAACTCACAGCTTCGGTATAACTCATGCCTTCGGACATAAGTTGGCGAATTTCGTGTTTAAACACTTGCCTAAAGTGCCCGCGATTGAGCATCTCCTAACCTCCTTGTCATTCGTTTGTTTCGACTTCGTTTTTCTTCTTCATGAATTCGATTTTCACCCAATCCGGCAATACCGCATCCAGTTGTTCACGGAATAGCAAATACAGATTCAAATTGATCCGATTCGTCGAACAAAAATGAATAGGAGACAGGTAATAATGGGTTTCCTGTCTCCCATCGGTTTCGACTTTCACTTTCGCCATCATGCCAAGCCGTATCATCTTTTCGACGAAGTTGTACGCCTGTCGCTTCTCCGTTTTTATGACTTTGGCGATATGCTCGATTCCATACGGCTTGATTCCGCCGTTCCCGCGATAGGCAAGCATATTGGTATCGCGCCACACTTTTTTCGCCAAGGTCGCCATGTCGAGTCAGTGCAATTTTTGTATCAAAAAACACCCGATTTTGCATCGAAAATTGCACAAAACAAAAACGCCAAAACCCCTTGATGCATAAGGGAATATCGGCGCTTTTTCTTCAAAAATCATGCAGAGATACTATATATAACATACATGCATGTTTGCATGGTCAGCTTTCATCACTTTCCACTTTCAACAACAACGCTTCAAGCTGCTTCAACTCATCAGCACTCAACTTTTTCAAATCGATGCTATGCTGCACTTCAAACGGCCGGCCGTCTTTGTTGGCGATGTTCGCGTCGAGTTCTTGCTTCGGCGTGTACATGCTCGCCATTTCCAAGAGCATTTTGCGGTCTTGGTGACATTTCGGGTTTTCAATGGCGAATTTAATTGTAGATTGCAAAACCTGGGCGATTCGATTTCGTACCGCTTCAAACTGCACTTTTCGGTAATACTCCACAAATTCAGGTTTTGCGAACATGTTGTAATAGGCACGACGGCTAATGCCGACGAGTTCACAAATTTCCGTGATGTTTTTTTCTCGATTCGCTGGATCGCACAATGCTTCGATCAACTTCAATTCATTCGGTGTCGGTTTATATTCGTGAAGTTTTTTCTCGTTCTCACTCATCATTTTCACCCCGTTTTATCGGCCGAAAATCATCTGGAAAAGCGATCTTTTCTGCAAGTTATCACCACCTCACTTGCAATTCATCCTGTGCGCGTCACCATCGTCCGTGCTTCCGCAATCTCGATATATTCGGCTTCTCGCTCAATACCGATAAACCCTAAGCCCTCACGCTTTGCCGCCACAAGCGTCGATCCGCTGCCTGCGAACGGATCAAGTACGATTCCACCAGGCGGTGTGACCAATCGAACAAGCCACGCCATAAGGTCAGTGGGTTTGACGGTTGGGTGGTTGTTTGCTCGTTTTGTGTGCATATTTGTTGCATGCTCCGGCGTTCCCTTATATTCCCCGTATGTCCGTGCCGGCTTGTCTGGTAAGTTAATCAGCTCCCCGCGCCAATCACTATTCCGATCCTTTTTATTCGCCTTTTTGCAAAGCTCTTTCGGCGTCACGTTGCAGTATTTAGACCAAAAGGCGTCCGGCTCCGTCGTGACGATGTTGGCGGGGAAACGTCCATTATTTTCATCAGATATATGATCTGCACTAATAGCTGGGACTTGCGATATACGTCCTTTCGGCTGTTTGTTTGCCCTTGATTTTCGGTTCAAGTCAGCCAACTCGTCGGGTATTCGGCATCCGTCGATGTTTAAAGCACCCGTTCCGTATTTCTCCACGTTCTCCGCGACGGTTCCGATCAACGGCTTCCGCGCGGCGATAATTGGCTCGTGTGCGGGCTTGAGCGCAGTTCCCCAACCGTCCCATTTCTTTGCGAGGTCGGTTGCGGGAGTGGTGATTTCGATAAAGTCTCGTTGATTTACGTTCTTACCTCCACCTCCATAATTTCCGCCTGTTAGCGTTCGCGCCGTCCCTGTTGCCTTATACCTGCCCACAACTTCCCTTTCCGCACCTGCTCGCTTATCAAGCGCCTTCGACACATCCATTGACTTCGGAAAACCGCTAAAATAAAGCCATTCAATCACATCGCGGATTTCAAAGCCACCAAGCCGTAGCGCAATCGTCATAAGGTCCTGCGTCCGCGTCCCGGCGAACACAAGCGCATGCCCGCCCGGTTTCAATACGCGGTAGACTTCTCGCCAAATGGACGGCCCCGGAACGAAAGAATCCCACGTCTTGCCCATGAAGCCGCCGCCACGGTGAGTGTAGTCTTCGCCCGCGAGCCATTTTTCTAAGACTTCGCGGATATCCGGTTCTTGCGAAAGGCCATAAGGCGGATCAGTGACAACCGAATCAACGCTATGATCAGGCAATTTTTTTAATTCTTCAAAACAATCTCCATGTATTAACTTGTACGTCACTTCTCGCTCCCCACCTTCAAATCAGCGCCAGGTAATCGTCCATGTGATTAAACAGGACGGTGTAAGCAATAAGCAAAGAAACGGCGCAGTCTATGCGCTGCCTCTGATTTTACCCTTTGATTGGGCGGATATTATCGTTGTCGTCGCGAATAAGTCGGATTGCAAAGTGTTATTCGTCCCCGCCCCCACCCCTGGCATTTTAGGACGTTTCACCCCATGCAAAAAGCCACCCTTTCAAGGTGGCCTTCGCATAACCTCACCCCCTTACGCGCAGCAAGAGGGTTCCGCAGTACATATGACAGTTTCGGTTACTATCATTTTACAATAAAAAAATCAATATGCGGGTGTAATTTTGGTGTAATCCGTTCACAAATTTGTTACATTTTGTTCGCGTTTTGTTCGCGTTGACAATGTAAACGCAAAATGATATGATAAAGCCAGAAAACGACGAAGGAGGAATAAAAAAAAATGGAACGCTATCAACGGTACATCGAAAGGGAAATCAAGAAACTGAAAGACAGGCTGGAACTTTTGGAAAGGTGGAGAAATGCCGAGGAATTCAAAAGAGACTTGGAAAATTCGGGGTTTAAAATGATCGACGAAGACACAATTTGCAAAGTCTACGACAGAAAGCGTCTTGAAGCAACTGGCGCGTTTGTTGATGGAGAGGTCCAGCCGAACAAATTCGCTTTTACCCCGGTATATTCGAGAGCAAACGCAGAACATGTTGAAATCCAATACGATGTTGAAGAATTTATCAGAGATTTTTACCCATACTCAGCATAAAAAGGCCGCCCGCTAAAGCAGACGACCTAGAGGCGAAGAAACTTCCCTAAGCCCTTCGCCTCTCCATTATAACACGATAAATGGAGGGTTTAAAATGAAAATCGTTGAAAAAACAATGTTGCGCGAGGGTTACGGTACTGACGGTTTGTCGGTTGTGTTAGTCGAGTTAGACCGCTATTCCGAATTGAACACATACAAAACGTACCAAGCCGCCCTTGAAGACTACAAAAGTGAAATTTCCTCCTTCGAAAAAGGGGGAAGCAACCAATGAAGTTCACGGCCTTGCAAAACGGGATCATCACAAAAGCGTTTAATTCCTATCAAGAAGCAGAACAATATTTCGGAGAAGGAGCAAAGATAATACCCGTACTTTCTTTGAAAGACTGGGCAAATCTTCACAGTGATTACAAAACCACGAAAGAAGGAAAGCCGCACGTTCTGTACTGGGGTAAAAACGGAACAACGTTCGGTCCTTGCGAGATAGTGTACAATTACCCCGCCTGACGATAGCTGCTTGGTCAGCAGCCGAAACGACCGAAATGGCATCGCGGGAGACCGCACACAACTATTCGCCACCCGCGCGGCGAACACAAATAGCGCGGGAACGAAAGGAGAGTGGATATGAACGCGAAAGAAAATGAGGTTTTGCAGTTTCTTCTTGGGGAAACCCGGATCGACGTAGACGGCGGCTACTATGTCCTGAACATCCAAGATGAAGGCGATGAGGTCCGCGTCACGGTCGATTATGAGCGGACCGAACGTGACGGCGATCTCCAGCCGATTGGTCGGAACTGTGTATTCAACGAGACATACAGCACAGACAGTTTCGGCCTAAAACCGTTCAGCTTCGAAGCGTTGAGCCGAGACTTGCATGAGCAGGGCTTAGAAGCGGTCGACGAATGGTTCGTCAACTTCGCCCGCTCGAAAGGCTGGAAGCCGGGAAACTGATTCCGCCCCTCGGTGGATACCAAGCGGTGGCGGACATATTGGGAACGACGCGACAGGCGGTGCTTGGCCGTTGGAAGCGAATGCAGAAACCGGCCAAGACAAAGCATCAGCGATCCGATTTTCCCCGTCCGTATACCATCACGCCGAGCGGGCCGCTTTGGAATCTGGATGAGATTCACGAATACGCTAGTAAAAACAAGCTAGGCATTTATAAAATCGAAAACAACCCCGGCTAACTAGCCGGGGCTTTCTTCTTCAACTCCGCGCTCAACTTCATGCTAACTTGTTTAATTCTGTCGTAACTATATCCCATCTCCAGCGCTATTTGTTTCAGCGCCTTCCCTTCCACAAAGCGCATATATGCGACTTTTCCCTTGAGGCTCCGCAAGTTCCGCATCTTCGCTTCCATCTCCGTTTTGGCCTGGCGCATCTCTTTCAACATTTCATGCAACTTCGCAATCTCGTTATGAATCTTCCGTATGCGCTCGTTGTACAGCCTATCCAGTGGAATATGCGGAAAGTGCGTGACCGGCTCGTCCGTGTATCGGGAAACCAGTTTGTTCCGCGGTCCTTCCATGCGCTGAATCCACATCAATTCCCGTTCCAACTCTTTGATGCGAATCTCGTACATCTCTATGTCTGTCACAAGATCATGGTACAATTGGATTGCTTTCATGTGTCCCCTACACCCCTCAAAGTGTGGTATAATCAGGGTGTGTGTGGGTATTCCATTTATTTTCCCCGGTCGGCCTCACCGGGGGAGTTTTTTATCTCTGTTCTCTGCGTCTTCCAATCGCTCTTGCCCATTCACGCAAAATAGTTTCGATTGCCCATATTGCGCAGAAAACCAAGAATGTTGTTAAAAATGGATGAGCTAATGCCCATTCTTTCACTCCACCATCACCCCGCATTCTTTGAGGGTGTCGCGCATTAGAGAAACATAATCATCTGCACCCCATGATCCCGCGTG